GATGCAACACAACTCCGCAACGCACTGACAAGTCCTCGTCGATTGCACGCAGCCCGTGGCAAGGACTGGGAAGAGATCGCCGACGAGTCGATCGCCGACAACGCCTACGCAATTGAAGCGGCTGCTAAGCAAGCGGCGAAGATCAACGCAGCGTTTCCCGATGCGCCCGCGATCAACTGGCGAGACCTCATTGCACTACCGATGCCTGCCGGTACGACAATGGCGATGCAAGATCCCGCAGCGATTGCGGTGCAGGAAAAGACAGCAGGAGCCACCGAAGGCACACCGCAGCCTACGGGCGAGTTTGCTGGACTTTCGACGCAACAATGGAATCGTAATCGAAAGGCCATTAAGCAAGTGCTAGACGAGCTTGCCAGCGGCGTATCGAGCGAATCAGCGGCTCGCGTGTTCCTTGGCGGAATCGGACTCGCCCAGGCATCTATCGACGCATTGATTGCCGACGCGATGGACGGACAAGTACAGACGCCGGAGGTGCTAAACGATGTCGCTTGAAATCGTGATCGACGGAATCATCGGCAACGGTCCAAACGAGATCAGTGCTCAGATGGTTAAGGCACAACTGCCGGCCACGGGCGAGCCGGTAACCATCAAGATTCACAGCGAAGGCGGAAGCGTTTTCGAAGGATTTTCGATTCACGACGCGCTAGCCGCTTATCCAGGACAAAAAACGGCAGTCATCGAAAGCTCAGCCTTTTCGATCGCCTCGTTTATCCCGATGGCCTGCGATCAAATCGAGATCACGCCAAACGGATTCTTGATGTTGCACAATCCCTACGTCGAAGCCGTTGGGGATGATGAGGAGCTTGCTAAACAGTCGGCACTGCTAAGCCAACTCAAAAACAATATGGTCACGGCCTATTCGCAGCGTACTGGGCGATCGCCCGAAGAGATTCAAGCGATTCTCAAAGAAGAAACCTATCTCAACGCAAATGACGCTGTTGCTATGGGGTTTGCAGATCGCATTACAGAAAAGCCAATCACCGGGCGAGTCTTTGCCCGTTTGGATCGAATGCCGCATGGAGTTGTCTCAGCGTTGTTTGGCGCTGGCTCTAACGGCAACCAGGAACCGCTACACAAGGAAAAACCTATGAGCGATTCAAAACCAGTTGCCGCTACGGTCCAGGAGATCAAGTCGGCATTTCCGAAGGCAAAGTCAGACTTCATCGTTCGTTGTTTGGAGCGTCAGTTGCCGTTGGCTTCTGTGGCGCAAGTCGCAGCCGAAGAGATGATGACGGAAAACGAAACGCTTGCCGCCAAAGTCGCCGCGATGGAAGAGGAGCTAACTTCCGCCCGCGCGATGATGGAAGAGTTGGCCGCTCGTGCTAAAGCAATGGAAGGCGGAGAGGAAGAAGAGGAGGACGATGCCAAGGCAGAGTACGACAAGGAAGAGACTGCCAAGGCTCGCGGTGGTGTCAAGCCGGTTGCGAAGGCGAAGAGCGGCGGACCATCGGCTCGTGCTCAGTGGCACAACGAGTTAAACGCTCGTCTCGCTGCCGGGAAGCCTCGTGCTGCCGCAATCCTTGAAATCGAAAAGCAGATCCCAGGGCTTCGCGATTCCATGCTCGCCGAAGTGAACGCATAACGCAAGCTATGTGTTTTTGACAATCCAACAAGCAAACCTAATAGGAAAAAATCATGTCGCAATTTGTCGACGGACAAACAAAAACCTTTGTTGCCGACGAGGCAATCGCAATCAACCTTCGAGTCAAGCTCGATTCGGACGGGAAGGTCACAGTTGCTGGGCTTGCCGACAAGGAAATCGGCACCGCAGTTACCCCAGCATTTGCCGCAGGTGATCGCGTAACAGTTCGCCTGCGGACGGCTGCTGGCACTCACAAGATGATTGCACAAGAGGCGTTAGCGGTTGGCGCGACGCTCTACACCGAAGCTAACGGCAAGGTGCAAGACACGGCACAAGCAACGTCGTTCCAAGTCGGCGTCGCACTGGAAGCGGCTGCTGCCGATGGCGACGTTATTGAAGTGCTCTACAACGCACACGGCGATACTGCGGTCAGCTAAACGGCTGGCGTTTTCACAATTCAACCCGTTCTATAAGGATTAAAAAACATGGCTACGCCCACCTCAGCACCACCAACACTTCGGCCTGACCTTGCCGAGTTCATGGAATTCGACCTGGAGAACGAACGCAAGGGCTACGTGGCTCTGCAAGTTCTTCCACCGGTTGAAGTCTCCTTGCAGTCTGACAATCCCGGCAAAGTTCCGCTTGAAACCCTCTTACAAGAGGCAGACACAAAGCGCACTGATCGTGGTACTTACAATCGTATCAACACTAAGTTTGAGACGTTCGCTTACGCGACGGAAGAAAACGGTATTGAAGTTCCGATTGATGATCGAGAAAAGAACCGCTACCGATACCTGCTCGACGTTGAGCGAATCGCCAACATGAAAGCGTGGAGTGTTGTTTCGCGAAATCACGAAATCCGCGTCGCGGACTTGGTTTTCAACACGACAACCTTTACCGGCGCGTCACTGACGACAGCGATCACTCACGAATGGGACGACGCTACCAACTGCGTGCCGATTACCGACGTTGAGGCAGCGGTAAAGAAGGTTTACGAAAACAGCGGACTTGACGCCAATGCTTTGGTTATCAACAAGCAAGTTTTTCGAAATCTGCGCAACTCGGCTCAAGTGATTGATCGTATTGAATCCGCTGGTGCTGGCGACGCAGCTAAGGCTCGCGACATCACGATTCAGATGCTCAGGGAATTGTTTGACCTTGATTACATTATCGTCGCAGGTGCAAGCCGAAACACCGCCAACGAAGCCAAGGCAGCGACGCCGACGCGGATTTGGTCTGGTGAGTACGCAATGGTCTGTCGCATTGCCGAAACTTCTGATATGCGCGAACCATGCTTGGGTCGTACATTCCACTGGTCGGAAGACGGATCACTGATCGGCGGGACGATTGAAGAATACGAAGAAACGCAAAGCCGTGGTAGGATCATTCGTTGCCGCCACGACACGGCCGAAGTGATCATGTACCCACAGGCCGGTCACCTGCTGAGCAATATCACTACTTAGTAAAGCTTGCCATGCCTTCTGCTTTCGACTTGCATTTCGCGTCTGCTGGTTTTCCCATGCTGCTTTCGCAGTTTGGGGAGCCAGTAACGTATTATTCTAAAGGGATTGGCACAGGCCGACCTATTGAAGGAATCGTCGAACGCGACGTGCAAGTCGTTACGGATCAAGGTATACCAGCTTTGCAAACGTATGTGACCGTGAAAAACGATGGAATTCTCGGGATTTCATCAACGGAAATTGACACCGGAAGGGACACCTGCAGTATTTCATTGCGAATCGGCGAATCGCCCCAAGTCCGGCAAATCGTCCGAGTCGTCTCAACAGAGCACGGTCAAGTTCGGTTTGAGGTCAACTAATGAGCGCCCAACCAGTCGAAGAACGAATTGCAGCCGCGATCGTAACACGGCTAAACGCGGAAACGGGGCCTGATGAAGCGTTCACCAGTGTCGCTCGCGTCAATCGCGATGCTACAGATTGGCAGGTTTCAAATGGTGCTGTTGCAGTAAAGCAAGGTAATGCTACGCGAATAACAGAAAGCGATCACCCAGGCAATCCGCCGGCGATCGCGTATGAATTGACATTTGCAATTGTGGGATTTATCCGACAGTCAGACCGTACAACCACGGCTGACGATATCGAGATCAACACCATTGCAGCTAACATTAAAAAATCGATCGTCGCCGGACTTACCAACAATTGGCACACGTTTGGGGGAATTTGCTTTGATGCAGGATTTGGAGAGACAGTTCCGTTTGTGACTGAGAACGGCTCGCACACTGGAGCGGTGGTGGAGTTAGCGTGCCGTTATCGAGTCAGCGAAACCGATCCGTACCAAGTGAGGTCGTAATGATTGCAATTGGAATTGAACCACGAAAACTCAAGGAGCTACGCAAAGCGGTTGACAGGGCCGGCAAGAAATTTCCGGTTGAGTTAGCGGCTGCAATCAATGCGACGGCGAAGAAAACGCGAAGCCAAATTAATCAAAAAGTACGCACCGAGCTTGTCGTCAAATCGGCTGACCTTAACAAGTTGATCAAGACGGGAACGAAAGCAACCTCGGCAACATTAGTCGCGAAAGTAACGCTTGAAAAAACTGCACGACTACCTTTGCGGGCATTTTCTCCAAGGCAAACGCGGGCAGGAGTAACGTACAAAATCAGCAAACGAGAAGGGCGGAAACTGGCAGCCGGAGCTTTTCAAGGACCAAAGCCAGGCGTGATGAAAGTCAGTTGGCGAGGCAACGTTTTTAAGCGAGTTGGCAAGGAACGATTGCCAATTGTCAAGCTGATGGGCGCATCGCCATGGGGCGTATTCACAAAGCAAAAAATGACACCAGAGCAAGAACGCGACATCAAATCCGAGCTTGTTAAGCAAATGGATCGACGAATCAAACTCAACATTTTACGAGCCGAAGGGCTGGTAGCAAAATAAAGGAATTAGCACATGACACTCATGCGTAGAAGAGCGGTTTTCGCGGCTAAGACGGAAGCAACAATTGGGACTGCTGAAGCACTCACAAATGCCGAAGGTGCATTCAATGCACGCGATTTCATAATCACCCCAACGATTCCAGTCGACAGGCGTGAAGGTCAAGGCGGCTTTAACTACATCCGCGGCGTACCTGGAGCGATGCAAGGCACGTGCACCATCACCCATGATTTGCAATACGACGGGACCAATGTTCCGACGTGGGCCTCGGTTCTGCTGCCGGCATGTGGATGGGTTCTTGATGGGACGGTCTTCAAGCCAGTTTCGCGGGGCCCTGGAGGTGTTGGTTTGCCGAAGACGTTGACTATCGGCCACTTTTTCGATGGCAAGCGTCGACGGTTGGCGGGCTGCATGGGGACGTTTGCTATTAACTTGCCAACAGGCCAGCCGGCGACAATAACGTTTACTTTCAGCGGCAAATACATTGAAGACGAAAGCGATCAAACCTTGCTGACGCCAACGTATCCGACCGCAAACTCTTTGCGTTTTGCTGCTGGCTCATTAACCTGGGCGTCGGCAAACATTTGCACGTCGAGCCTGACTATTGATGCAGGCAATCAGGTCATCATGCGGGAGTGTGTCAACGCAACGGACCGAAGCGGGTTTGCTTCCGCGCTGGTAACAAATCGTGCTCCAGTGATTACTGGAGATCCTGAGTCTGTATTGGTTGCAACCCAAGACCGTGAATTGCAATGGACTTCAATGGCCACGGGAGCGTTGACCGCGACGATTAACGGCCCAGGTAATTCGACGTTAGTCATTAGTGCACCGGCTGCACAAATCGAAAACAATCAGCCAGGAAATCGCAATGACATGCTGATCGACCAGTTGACTTGGCTTGCCACGCGCGGCACAAATCCAGACGAAGAGCTGACTATTACGTTTAACCACATAGCTGAATAATATGCCACGAAGAACCGACCCTAACAGCAAACTCACGCTAGTGCTGGCATGTGATCAGCACCTGCCACCGGAAAAGCAACCCAAGTTTTTTGCACGGGTATTAAGCGTCAGGCAAGCCGAAGAATTGCAAACGCGAAGAGAAGAAAAACAAGGCACCTCGCTGCAAAATGCAATCGAGTTGGTTATGTTTTTTTTGTGTGGATGGGAAGGCATGGTTCATCCAGACACTGGCGAATCGCTGGAGTTCAACGCCAATAACCTCAAAGAGGTTTTGACGATCGACGAATTGACGGAAGTCTTAGACTTTGCGACCGGCAGTATTAAGCCAACGGTGAACGACGAAAAAAAATCCGAGTAGCCGCACTGGTACGGTGTGGCGAGCTGTGCAAGTCGTGCGTGGGACGTTGTCAAAACATCGTCACGCACGACCAACCAGCGGAAATACAGTGTCCAGGTTGCGAAGGGGCCGGGTGTGATGAGTGTGTAAATGGTTACTTTTTGGTGACTGAATGTCCAAGCAATTACATCGGCAGCGAGCTAATTGGTGACATCCGCATTGTGTCGGCCAGTGAGCAGCATTTGCCGGTTGCTGGTGGATTACTAGATCAATCGGCGTGGTGGTTTCAGTTGCGTGAACGTCTGAAATCAGAAGAGTACCGAATCCAAGAAGAGCAGAGTAAACGCAAGTGAGCAACGGAATTGACTTTGTGATCGGCGGTAAAGACCAAGCGGGGCCGGCAATGGCCAAGGTCGGAACTGCAATGGCTAAGCTTGAGTCGGGAGCCAATCGACTCAAGACAGCTACGATGTCATTGACTGCCGCTTTGGCTCCACTGCTTGCTATTTTTGCCCTAGTTCGCACGGTCCAGGGGTTTGGAAATGCAATTGCCGATGCAAATGCCGCGTACGACAAGCAGGCCGACGCAGTCAGTGGACTGAACAAAGCA